ATTAAAAGATTAATTATTATTGGTACACCTATTATCATAAAGGCACACACTAGGAAGGCATAGAACCATCCTTTGATATGATATTGTTCACTCATTTTTTTAACTCCTTTTTGCACTCAGGGCATTGTGGATGATTATTTACATCAAATAATTTACCGCAGTCAGGACACTCTACTTTTTTATCCCTTCTAGTAGTCATGCTCTCACTCCTCTTAGAGCAAAGAACAAACCACCAACCCACAGTAAAACATGTAAGTTATCATACAGTAATACGTCAGTTAGACTATCTGGTTCACCTACCCATATAACACCTGTCATAATACAACAGATGGTAATACCACAGAAACGTGTCAGAAAGTCTGACCAAGGATGCAGCATGTCTCTAATCCAAAAATCCCAGATCTTTAAACCCATAACTCCACTCACTATTAAACCTACACCTGCTCCTAGTTCTCCGTATGCAGCAAAAGCCCATACAACTAAGGGTAGTTCAAATGAACTTGCATCGTCAAGTGTTACAGGAAACTTAGACAGTCCTTGTTGTATAAATACAATGGCTAATGGTATCCTGAGTAGCCAGTGGCTAAGACAAAACTCTGGTATATTATTCATAAACTTATGTATCATATAAACAACTCCCCACCATCACCATCCTGCCATATATCCTCTGGAGATACTGTAACATCAGTCATTTTTTCTGCTTGATGTACATTAACTTTTACTAAAGCATCCCAAGACACAGGAAATAATACTTTCATACTGTCACTAACCTTTGTTGCAACTAACCGTGTTTCGTATTGTGTATCAGAGGCACAACGCAAGTTACACATATCAGCAAAGGCATCAAGACTGCCTGACCAGTACCACTCAGTCATAGTGTTTTGTGGTAACACCATACGTGCTTGTTCTGGACATACGTTTTGATGTAATAGGTATTCGTACTTATGCTTTGCACTTATCATATTTCTTTCAAAACGAATACGTAAGTTTTCAGAGTTTATAACTCCTCCTGATCCCTGTTTTTTATTTTTAACAGCTTTGCGAAACTCAGGGACATAAAACTCAGGCTTACTATCTACATACCTACGGCTGATCTCATTCCAACGTAGGAATTTATGCTTGACTAGCTGACGTGCCACAAAGATAGGAGCCTTGACATGAAAGGTAGCAAAACAATGTCCAAAGGGTGACATATGTTTGTGTTTGGCAAGATATTTGATCAGCTTTGTATCAGCCTCTTTCATCTCGTATTTGCCCGTTACCATGTCAGTACACACAAAATCTGATTTCTTTCCAAAGCTGACACGTGCAGCATTTACAACTGTGATGTCAGTGCCCATATGATTTATATATTTTACATCAATCATGGCAGATACCTCGCAGTGTGATAGTCTAGATAACTATGCACTATGCCATGCCAACCAGACAACTTGTTTTTTACAATATTAATATGACGTTGTTTGTCTTCTTCTTCTTGCCCCTCAACTGTAGGGTTTTTAGAAATCATAATCATTAGGTCAGCCTCTGCCGCCTTACCTGTACGACTACCTTCCATCATGGCTTGGTTTAGTACCACCTTACCCTCTGCATCAGCCGATAGCTGAGACATGTAAAAGATAGCACAATTATGCTGCTTGGCAATCTGCCTAGCATGTACAGCATTAGCCTTGAGTGCTTCATCAGGTCTAGCAAAGCCAGCAGTACGTGCAAACTTATCACCCATGTCTAGAATAACAATATCAGGCTTATATGATTTGCACACAGACTCTACCCAATTCATGTCACGTCCAGATGAATCTTTAAACATAATTTTACTACGTATCTGATCAAATACACGCATAGCTACCTCTTTATTTTTGCTGACTTTGTGCTTGTCCATGTTTGTAGCTGCTGTAATGTAACGATGGGCTACACGCCAATGAGCCTCTTCATTACACAACACAATACATTTAGCACCTTGCCATGCAAAACCACCCTCACTGGCAACAAGAGAGGCATGGAATGAGGTTTTACCTGTATTAGGTCTTGCACCTACCTCAATTAAATGGCCAGCATTTACACCCTCTACCTTGCGAGTAAGAGAGGGTATGTTAAACGTCCACTGTGACTCAAGGTCAGTCAGTGCAAGTATAGTATCAATACTTATATCTTCCCATTCTACATTTAGATTGGGTGTAAAGTCATCACCATATTGCTCAAGCAAATTACGTAGTGGCTCAAGACTAGACTTGTCACCATTTACATAGTCAAACCCAAGGTTTGCAATGTCCTCTCCTACCACCTGTTGGAACAACTTTGACAACACTTCTTGTGCAACATCATTACCCATAGGTGTTTCACGTTTTACCTGAGAAAACAAATGGCTATACGCCTGTTTCTGTGCAGTTGTAAGTGTAGGATTGTTAGCCATAAACAATGCCTCTATTTCATCGGGTGTCACAGTACGTTCATATCGTGTCATGGCAGTGTCAATAGACTGCTTTATTTTACGTACATCTTTGCTAAACAATCTGTCTGGACACTTTGCCCCACGATGTTCATCGTAGAATGACTTGTCCATCAAACTGCGTACAAGTGATAATTCCATATTAATCTCCTAGCTCTGTTAGTTTCATCATGTCGGTTTCGTTTCTATATTTTAAATCATCTAATAAATACAATACACGTATGTGCTTTACGTGTCCTCGTAGTTCTTTCGCAATTGCCAGTGTCTTTGGTAGTGCATCAGGATCTAAGGCAATCACTGCTGTTGAGAACTGTGATAAGTATTGCTTATGTCCCTCAGATAATGATGTACCCAACACTGCTACCCCGACATATACACCACCACCAGAGCATCCAAGTCTGTCTGTCGCACCAACAATAGCTGCACTCACACAGTCCTCAACAACTACCGCAGTTGTACCATAGCCACAGGTATATGGCAATAGGCTTTTTCCATATCTTTTCCATTTAGGTAAACGTTTTGATAAGCTACGTCCAGTGGCATCTACCATAACATTGCCTTGCATAATAGGGAACACCACACGATGTTCCTTTACATCATAAAGGAGTCCTAAGTGTTGTGGGTCAAGACTCCACTCATTACAGAATAGACGTATAGAATCATAATCTTTAACAAGCCATTCAGGTTTTTCAAAACCCACAAAGTGTGTCTCTTTGGCAACACTCCCAAGGGAGTTGCGTATATCATCAGCAGATAGATGCACACGTTTACCACCAGACACAGAGCAACCTGCCTTGTAGCAGTTCCATAGCAGTGATCCCATATTGTTAGTAATAGTAAACGTCTTGTAGCCATCACATTCAGGGCAGTTCATACGTTTTGTTTCACCATTACTAAGTGATATATCATTAATTATATTACTTATATTCATATGTATCACTTTCTATGTTGTTCGTTTCACTCAAGGATACAGATACATTACGCATTGTCAAGGCATTATTTGCACTTGCGTAAGAATGTTTTAGGTATGGCTTTACAGAGGCCATGTGGCTATGCCCTGTAACAGACATGATCTGGTTAATCGGCACACCTTCCTTATCCATTTGTGTTACTCCTGTCCTACGTATGTCCATAAGTCTTAGTTCTTCTGGTAAACCAGCTAGTCGCATGACCCTTCTACCTACTTTAGATAGTCGTTCCATAGCATACGGACTATACACCCCATTCATGGGTCTAGGATGCGGAGCCACATATTCTTGGAACCCAAAGTCTTTATGTTGCTCTTTCAACATGTGCAGCAGGTTGTCAGATATTGGTAGACTTACCTCTGCCCTGCGTTTACTTTGCTCTAGTTCTAATTTACCATAGGTAAAGTCTATGTTATCCCACCGTAAATTACGCATGTCTCCTAGTCTCTGACACCACTCGTAGGCCATCTGTACTATTAGTCCTATGTTCCTGTACTCAAAGTCTGTGTAGGCCATGTCAAGGAACTTAATGATCTCACCGTGTGACCACGTAACCTTACGTTGTTTGCTGGACTTGCGTTTGATATTAGCCCAAGGATTCTGCGTAGCATACTCCATCATTATTGCATAGTTGTACACTCTACTAGCACAAGTAGCTGCATGATTGGCAAAGCTAATGCCACGTCTAACCCAATCTTCATAGGCTTGCTTGGCAATCTTAGGTGTAATCTTGTCATACTTACGCCAGCCCATAGTCTGATGCAAGATGGTCAGGAAGTATCGGTAATCCACTTTAGTTGTATCACGTAACATATTGAAATCATTAGACTGATAGTAAAAGTTGATTAGATCTGTGACCTTGTTCATACGAACAGTCATCAACTGCTCTTCTCTCCATTTGTCAATGTTTTCATTGTGTTGCTTGACGATCTTACGAACCTGCTTTAAGTCTGACCCGTAAGACTCTCTTTTTACTACACCTTCATCCACTAGTATCTGTGGTGGATTAAAACGATACGAGATGCCACCAGAAGGTGACACTCGTTCTTGTACATAACGTGGTAGCCTTGGCATTAAGCAGCTTCCAGTTCTACGAACCGTCTGTCACTGACCCACTTGCTGACTTCTTGCTCACGACTAAACATGCTGATAGCACGTGTGTCGTTGCCAGTGTTACGAAGGTTAAACCCATTACGTTCATCAGCATAGCTGGCATAGTTGGTAAAGGCAGAATACAATGCCCACTTGTTGTGACCACGTGTGCTTGCCTCTGCACAGTATAGGCTGAACATTTTCTCTGCCTTACGTTTGGAAGAAATCATCTCCTCAAGCAAAGACTGTATGTTTACATACTTTGTGGAAGTCTGCGCCCACACTTGCATCTTGGCTGTTTCTGTATAGAAATCAGTTCGTGCACGTTGCAATTCCTGAATGAAACCATCCAATGTAAAGTTGGAAGTGTTCTTTTTATGAATTTTGTCGTAGTCACCAGATATCTGCCCATTGGTGCAGAAGAAATCTATAGCACCAAAGAATGCTTGATTACTGCATGAACCGTCAATACCATGCAAAGATATGATCCGATTACCCAACGTAGTTGTATGCTTGTCGGTGCTAATCTCAACCTGCATGTCGGGCAATGTAATGTCTAGCATAGACCATGCATTGTTACGGGCAGACCGCCACGTAAACTGTGCATTCTCAATCTCTGTTGACAAAAGGTTCTCTGTGATTGTGTCGTAGACACGACGATAAAAATCACCATGTGATGCACACGTAAAACCTTTGCCGACAATACCAAGGTATTTACCAGTGTCGGCATTGATGACATACTTTTTGTCACTTACTTTAGTAGGTTCAAACTCCACAGAAAAGTTTAAGTTTTCTGGTACTTCAAAGTTTGTAAAATCAAATGGCATATTATTCTCCTTTTTTTCATTTAGTTATGGCAACTGATGCCGTGTTATATCACACCTATCACCCCTATACTAGTAACGATAAGCTATTTATAGTACATGTGTGACCCAATAGCCACAGTTTTAGTCAAATGTTTAGCCCAATAGGGCTTTACATATCGTGCATGATAGTGTGTAGCACCATGTGTTACATCGTCAGTCATACCTGACAATACATCATTAGCCACAAGTATGGCCTTTGCCCAAGGCACTTCCTCATAGGGCTTGTCTGACTTACCGTCACAATACCAACTAAACTGACACTTGTGCTTGCCTTTGTGGTAGCCTTGCTTGACCACCTTGCACACATCGTCAGGCCATCTGTCATGCTGCACACGATTCAACACCACGTGTGCTACAGCATACTGACCTGTATCTGTGTCATTACGTGCCTCGTGATAAATATTCAACGCCAAACATGTCAAAACAGCATTAAGCAGCATCGTCATCTTCCAGTGGCCTATGAACTTGGATAAAGATCCGCAGCCCATCACCACCTAGAACGTCCTCACTGTCAGATGATAGACGTATCTCATCACCTGCATCAGCATACTGTTTTAACTTTTGTATGCTAATACGTTTGTCTCCACGTGTGCCAGTACGATAAAAGGTGACATTGGCCTCTGTGCCATCACCATATTCACCAGTTATAATAAATTTATTGCGATCAACAAAGAACTGATCATTATAATCCATTCCAAAATCTCCTAACAAAAACTTTTGCACAGTTTTGTTGGCATCAATAATGCTTTTATCAAGCATGGTTTTAGTCAGTTTTATCTTAGCTTCCATAGCTATTCTCCTTAATGTATTGTGAATGAGGCAGGGGCTATGTAACCATAGTCTGCATATTGTTCATCAATGTATTCCGAGCAAGAGATAAACTCTACCTCTTTACTTGGGTGTACGTGCTTTGCCATCAGGACTGCCATACTGCAAGCACTTTTCCAATCGACAACGGATGGAAAGGTATCATCTAATGTGATACTACTATCAATACCGTCAATCTGTAGGACAATTTCGTATGATTTAATCGTCATATATCGACTCCTTGTTTTACTCTTATTACAGGTTTATTGTTTGGCAACACAAGCATTGCTGCTTTACTTGCAAAATGCACAGGATCATGCGTATGTTTGTTTACAAAACTATCAAACTTGTATGGGTTATATCCTACAGGATAACCGTCAGGTAAAGCCCAATCCAAATAAGGATTTCTATAGCCCCTCACAAAAGCATGAACATTCTTTTTACCTTCACGTAACACACGTTTACGGCCTGATTGACGTACTATAAACACAGGACTGTCCAAATGAACATGTGTAGTATGTTCAATTACCCTACCTGTTTTACATGAACGAACAGAGAACAATTGTTTGTGTAGGTTAAAGTATACCTCTACTTTCATTTCATTTTACCTTTCAGATAACGCAATATTTGCACTATGATAACTACTTGTAAGTAAATTATCCATAGTTCCATTGCGTCTATTTGTTTTACATTAAAACCTGCTGATGATCCACCACCAACGGTAAGGAGCACCAACAGGTACGCAACAAGTGCAGATACAATTATGAACACTGTGCCAGCTTAGTGTCAATATCTTTGAGCCATGTAACGGCCTCTTTACGTTGCCGTTTTAGTTCAGCACGTTCCATGTTAAGTTTATTCTTAATCATGCCAAGAGTTTGTAAAACTTGTACACGATACTTGATACGATTAGGATATTCGTTCGTAGCTAATGCTATCTCTGCTATTGTCATATCGTCCCAACACTCAAGAAGCACTTCATCAATTATACTATAATTGTATGTGTAAGATACAGCTTTCTTCATGTGAAACGTATGCTCTGCATACAATTCTGGATGTGCTGCTTTTACTCTGGGTGCGTATTCGTTTGAGTTTGTCATTGTACTAGCTCCTTTTATGCTACTGATTTACGAAGGTTGAT